ATGCCGCTGTGCAAGCTCTTCCGCGCGCGTGCCGTCTTCCGCCGCCGCAGCCGCTTCGACCTGGTCGACCAGGTAAACACCGCCATCGAGCGCCGCTACGACCTGTTCCGCCTTGGGGCTATTCGGTGATGAGTCACGAAATACTCTCCTTCGGGCTGCTGATCGCCTCCGCGTTCGCCGTCCTGTTCCTGGTTCGCGGCCTGTTCGCTTACTTCGCCTGGTCCGACCGTCGTTTCGCCCAGCAGCTCGAAGCCGAGTTCCGTGCCTACTGCCTGGTCGAGGAAGCCAAGCGCCAGGCCGCCCGCCGTGCTGCCTCCGAGGCCGCTCTGTGACCCCTCTGCTCGCCCTCTGCCTACCCTTTTCACCGGCGGACGCCTGCAATCCGGCCGGATCGGAGCCGGTTGGCCCGAGCAGTAACACGGGCCAAAAGTCTCAGACCCCGGACGGCCTGTCGAAGCCGCTGATTGACTTCTGCACCCTTGTCTTCGACACCGACAAGGCGGTGAAGCTGCTCAAGCGCATGAGCGCTCAGGACATGGTGGCTTACGTCTTTGGCACCTCCGGCAGCATCGTCGCCGGCCCCTTGCTCGAGCGCCTGTGGAACTTCCGCTATGAGCGCAGCGCTACCCTGATCGATGAGACATCATCCGTCTGCGGAAAGATTGGCGTTTCCGACACCGGCGAGGTCTGCATCAGCCTGACAGGGCAGGGGTGTACCCACGTTCCGAGTTGGCCCTACGTCGAGCGTATCGCCGATGACCTGGGCGCCCACCTGACCCGCGCTGATATCGCCGTCGACGACCACTCCGGCCTCACCTTCGACGTCGAGTACTTCCGCCAGGCGTACCACCAGGGTGCGTTTACCTCCAACGGTCGACCGCCTCAGGCGCGCCACCAGAGCGATGAGGGCAGTGGCAAGGGCTGCACGCTCTACGTCGGCCAGAAAGGCCACAAGGAGCTGTGTGTGTACGAGAAAGGCAAGCAGCTTGGCGACCCGGAAAGCCCCTGGGTGCGCTGCGAGTTGCGCCTATACGCCAAGCGCATCGATCTCCCCCTGGATGTTCTGACCAACCCAGGCAAGTACTACCGCGGCGCCTACGCGATCCTGGCTGACCTGGTCATCGGCGAGCTTGACCGTCTCCAGTTGAAGGAACGCATGGTCAATCCTTCTGCCAAGGCCATGATCGATTTCATCGACACGCAAGCCGGCACCGCTCTTCGTGTGCTTTGGAATGCCTGCATGACCCGCGACCGCGACTACGCAATTGCTGCGATTGAGTCCTATCTCTCGCACGACGGCGTTCCTGGCCGATTCAAGCATCTGTCTCAGACGGAATTAGAGATTCGCCTCGCCAACCAACTCGATGAGTTGTTCCCCGAATTAGCTACGTGACACGTCACGAAATACCTGCACGCCGCACAGCTGCCGGCGTGGGCAACGGGTGAAGCAGCCAATTGACCCGACATCGCGGGTATCAGACGGAGTACACCATGAGCATCGAAGTCACCGTAATGGACGCCGAAGTCATCGAGCGCGGCGGCACCTTCCAGGACGACAGCGGCAAGGATCGTTCCTACACCACCCGCAAGCAGAAGGCCAAGATCGAAATGGGTGGCTTCGTCTACCCGTTCGACGTGCGCCTGGAAGACGGCCAGCAGCCCTATGCCGTCGGCAAGTACGAACTGGACATCGAATCGATGGGCCAGGTCAACAAGGGCGTTCTGAGCCTCAGCAAGTTCACCAAGCTCCGCAGCAAGACGTCTGCTCGCGTCGCTGCATAAGGAATCGCTGTGGACGAACAAGTGCTAGTGCTCAACTGCAAGGTCTCGGATTTCGACGCCTCCACCGGTCAGTGCGCGCACCCGTTCTACAGCGTCGCGTCCAGTTTCCCCCCGCCGCTGGACGCGGGCGAGGGTCTTGGCATCTCGGCGGTGATCGTCGGTGCTTGGGCCATCGGTTTCATGGTCAGGCAGGGTCGTCGTATCTCGCAGTCGTAGTTCATCAATCAACCACCAGGAGTTTCACCATGTCCAAGTTCCGCAAGCCCTCCAAGATCGTCGCCGGCATCGTTGCTGGTGCCACCGCCATCATGTCCGGCATCGCCGCCGCGGCCGATGGCACCGTCACCACCGCGCTTACCGCCGGCATCGACAAGACCGACCTGGCCGCCGGTGGCGCCATCATCCTCGGCGCCTGTGCCGTGGTCGCGATGGTCAACATGGGCCGCAAGGTCGCGCGTTGATCCCGTTCCATCTGTAGCAGGGCAGGGCGGGGCATCCCCGCCCTTGCTTTTTGTGACACGTCACGCAAGGGGGATACATGGCTTACGTCGGCTATTTCGTCATCATCGGCATCCTGGGGGCTGTATGGCTCGCTATGGACAGCTGATCCTGCTGTTGCTGCTTTGCAGCCCTTTCGCCGCCTTCGCCGGCGGCTGGGGCGCTGCATCCTGTCCCGTGTCTGCTAAGTGCAACCAGGGCCACGCAAGTGCGTCCTGCGATGCACAGATCGCTGACTTCAAGGGTGCTCATCCCGATTGGACGTACATTGAGGCGTCCTGCCGTATGTCCGGTGGCGCTGCTGGCGGTCAGTACGATCCTGTCATCGACGGCAGGCCGGCAGGCGGCAGCCGCACAACGCTTGTCGGCGACACCGAGTATTTCGCGACCCTGTGCAGCGCGCTTCCCTCGCTTACGTCGACTTTCAAGCCTAAGAGTGGCTCTATCTCCTGCAATGACGGTTGCGAGCAAGCATGGTTTGCCAATCCGGATGGCACTAGCACCGCGCAATACATCGGCACCACCTGCAACACCACCGACTTTCCCAACAAGTGCGGCCCAGGTTTCTACTGGAACGGCTACCTCAACGTTTGCGAGCCAACCAAGGAAGAGTGTCCGCAAGGCCAAGTTCCCAACTCCGTTGGCAAGTGCGCTCCTGAGCCTTGCCCCGATGGCATGGTGCAGCAGCAGGACGGCACCTGTAAGGCGAAGGAAAACGAGTGTCCGCAGGGCCAGACCAAAGGTCCTGACGGCAGTTGCGTCAAGAAGCCGGATGCCTGTTCCGCCGGCCAAGCCATGGGCGCCGACGGCACCTGCAAGCCTGATAAAGATGGCGATGGCAAGCCCGATGATGAGGACAGCGACGACGATGGCAAGGACGACAAATCGTCCTTCTCCGGCGGCGATTCCTGCGACTCTCCACCCTCCTGCAGCGGCGATCCGATCATGTGCGGCCAGGCTCGTATCCAGTGGCGCATTGACTGCAACACCCGCCGCAACCGCAACATCTCAGGCGGCGCCTGTAGCACGCCTCCCATCTGCACCGGCGACAAGTGCGATGCGATGGAGTACGCCTCCCTTCTCGTGCAGTGGCGCACTGCCTGCGCGGTTGAGAAGCTCGCAGGAGGGAAGGGCACCGACAACTCTGGCGATCAACCCGCGTGGACCAAGGTTGCCGGCATGAGCCAGGATCCTGGTGCTGGTTCCAGTCCCGATGACACCAAGGTCCTCACCGTCAACAAGATCAGCACCGACAGCCTCGATCAATCCGGCTTCGGTGGCGGTTCCTGTGTCGGCTTTGGCGGCGGTGGATCCGGCGCACTTTCCAAGGCCATCGGTTCCACGTTCGCCACGCCGCCGCCGATCTGGTGCGACTACATGGCCAAGCTCAAGGCCGGTCTAATCGTCGTCGCGTCGTGTGTCGCGGCTTTCATCCTCGCTCGCGGAGCCACCTAACATGCCCATGATCATCGGCGCACTCGTCACCATGTTGATGCAGGCGCTTCGTCAGTACCTGCCCGGCATCATCGGCCGCATCTTGCTTGCGTTCGGCATTGGCTTGGTGACCAACGAAATCGCCATGCCGGCGTTGAAGTCGTACATCGCTTCGCAGTTGCCATCCCTCGGCGCTGTCGGCGTCGCCTACTGGGATGCCAGCGGCACTGGTGCCGCTGTGACCATCATCCTCTCGGCCTACGCCGCGGTGGTCACGCAGCGCGCCGTCCTCTCCAAGCTCAAGTCGAGTAGCTGACATGATGTATCTCATCACCGGCCAGCCCGGTCACGGCAAGACCGCTTACGGCATCGATCGCGCTTTCGGCTTCCAGAAAGAGAAGCGCGCGATCTATGCTCATGGCATCAAAGATTTCGACTATGAGAGGGCTGGTTGGCACTATCTCGAAGACCCGACCAAGTGGATGGAGGTCGTACCTCACGGTTCTGTGATCTTCCTCGATGAGTGCTACACCGTCTTCCCGAATCGCAACCCAGGTTCCAAGGTTCCTCCGCACGTCGAGGCAATGGCGCGTCATCGTCATTTCGGCTACGACTTTATCCTCGTAGCTCAGCAGGGCTTGCAGCTTGATCCCTTTCTTCGTGGTCTCTACGACGAGCACACGCATGTTCGTCAGACCTCGCTTGTCAAATCCAAGACCAAGCTGAAGCGCTGGACTCAGTACCAGGGCAACGTTAACGGCCCTTGCGCTGACGTGATCGACTGGGTTCGGCCGAAATACGTGTTCGACTACTACACCAGCACCACGCTGGTGACCACCAAGCGCAGCATGCCCATGTGGATGCGCTGGGTCATCGTTGGTGTTGTTTTCGTCCTCGCTGTCATGCTCTGGCTGAAGCATCGTTACAGCGAGAAGATGCACCAGTACGAAGAGCAGCGAACCACGCTGCAAGCGGGCGACACGGTCGTGCCGCCAGCGTCAGCGGCGAGCGCGTCCGGGGCGCCCGCGCCCGCCCACGTGATGACCGCCGACGAGTACGCCAAGGCGCATCTGCCCAGGTTCGCCACTATGCCGTGGACCGCTCCGATCTACGACGGCGCCCAACCGGCTGTGCAGCCTCAGCTGTTCTGCATGTCCAGCCTGGGCGGTCGCGATGGTCTCGGTCATGCCACTGAGCCGAGCTGCACGTGCGTGACAGAGCAGGGCACCAGGTACGATCTGCCTCAGCCCCAGTGTCGTACGGTCGCGCTCAACGGAGCGCCCTACAACCCGTACAAGCAGCCCAGCGCCCCGCCGGCACCCTACGTACCGCCCCAGGGTCAGGACGCGCCCCAGGCCCACGCTCCGGCGGCCCTGCAGGGTGGTGTGATCGCCAAGGCTCCCCGCGCGCTTGGCACCTTCCCGGAGAACCCACAGGGCAAGGTCGAGACGTACACCCCGCCCACCAGCCTGGACATGTGACCATGCGCGACGACAGAGATCCCGGAACCATCGAAATGCCCCTGCGTGGTCGACCTGGTCGACCGCCTGCGGACGGCATCGCTGCCAAGACCGATGCCGAGCGAGCGGCCGCGTATCGCCAGCGCAAGGTCAAGCGGCTGAGGGTAGGGCACGCCCGTCCCGCTCAGCTCTCTGACAGCCTGCTGCTCGATCTGATCCGCAAGAGCATCGACAACGGTTCTGCGCCTCGCACGATTTCCCGCCTCGTTGCCGAGTTGGCCACCCGCTACCCGAATGCGTGACGCGTCATGGAAATGGCTAACATCGACTGGTTCCGGACCATCCTGCTCGCCGAGGTCATCGTGTTCTCGATCCTTGGCCTGGTCGCTGACTTCCTACCAGGTCGTCCCGCACCTGGTCTTTTCCGGATCCTTTGAGCGACAGCCCCCACCCGAATGGGGGCGCAGTCGCAAGGGGGCGGGGTGTAGGGGCAGCGCCCCTACGGATGCTTGCAGGAGCGCCCCGGTAGGTTTTCCCATCCACCGTCGATTCGACGCAATACTGTGCCGTTGATGCAGCGCAGTTCGCCTCTTTCCAGCGCCTTCCATTCTTGCTGTGCCTGCTCCCGTTGAGCTTCAATTTCTGCAATCCGAAGCTGCCTGTACCGCTCCTGTTGCATTGCTAGCGCGGCTGTTCCGGCCTCCCGTTGCGTCGCGGTTCTTGCAGCTTTTTCCTCTTTGGCTCGATGCCAGTCCGCTACCGTCCGCACGTATATTGCGGCACCTCCTGCGATCGCCGCTGCCAGGCATATCCCTACCGCTAGCGTCCATCCCAACCCCGATCCTTCGCGCTTCGTTTCAGGTAGGTATTCCGGCCGTTCCCGTGCTTCTTCGGATTGGTGGTGTTCCTGTGTGCTCTCCATGCTGCCCCCTGTGTGTCTGATCGCCATTTTGGGGTGCAGGGGCTTGCCCCTGCGTAGACGCCTCACCCGCGCCAGGTACGCCGGCGCCCACGACCTGGTCGGCCCACCTGACCAGGCTCGCACCTCGACTGACCACCTCCTGCCAACCGCTCTTGCTGCCGTCTACGGAGTACGTCCCGCAGGTAGATGATTTTCGGTTGCTGCAGCAAATCGATTTCTGAAACCCTTGTGCCGCAAAGGTTTCCAGACCCCTCGAGCTCGAGCGCTCGAGCTCGACGCTCATCGGCCATCATCCGCCGCCACTCATGCGCGATGTTGCACGTCAGCGACCACCACACCATGTCCTCGGGGTAGAGGCTGTAGCCCTCGGGTGTCCACATGTGGCCTTGCTGGAAACCAAAACCGGCCCAAGGGCCGGTCAGTTCGGTGCGTTCGAAGGGATCAACTGGCGTCATGCTGGCGTCCTGGTTCTCCGAAGGGCCAGGTAGTGGCGCACAGCCAGGCTGACGGCAACGCCAACAACCACCAGCAGCGCAGAATTTCGCATAATGTATCTTATGTTCGGACGCTGGTTCGCCAGGCTGCGCGGACTGTTCACGCGACCAGGGCCAGGTGTCAGCGTTCCTAATTGATGTCCTTTGTTCCTAGATCGCGCCCCTTCTTGATTTTTAAGGAAATTTTGGAAGGCTCAGGACCGCGCAGTGACAACAATTAGGAACAGAATCGTCGCGAATCTGTACCTAATTCGTGTCACTAGTTCTCATCGTTTCGAGCGCCTTCGCTGGACCGGAACCTAGTCAGCTCTCTTTGCGGTGCTGCGCACCCGGGCCGTCTTGGCGGGCGTTTCCGGCTTTGTTTTCTGCTCACGCTTGCGCCATGCCGCCTCAAATGCAGCTGGCAGATCCCGCAGATGTCCCAATTGAGTCTCAAGCGCCTCCGCTCGCGCTTGTTGGGCTGCCAGCTGCTGGCGCAGATCCGTGACTACTGAAGCTGCTTGTTCTAGAGCTGTGGCCTGTTTGCGCGCATTGGCTTCAGCCTCTCTCTGAAGAGCTCTTAGCTGCTGTCGCGCGTCCTTCGCGTCTTGGCGGGCTCGGTCGACTTCGGCATGGGCTCGATCTTCGATCGCTCGCACATGGTGGGTGGACGTGTCGCGCTCAATGCGCGCCGCCTCCTGCATCTGCTGAACTTGGCGCTGCAGAATTTCGTAAGCACGCTCGACCTCGGCAATACGCGTTGTGGATACATTTCGCCGCTGGACGAGTTCGTTCCCCTGGTGCTGAAGTTGTTCGACAAGACGTTCCAGTTCTGTAGCGCGGGTGAAAGCGAGACGTTCGGCCTGACGTGAGGCATCCGCCTGCTTACGCAGGTCGTTAAGCTCGTCCTCCATGTCGCGACGATTCCGCTCCAAGACGTCTTGCGCGTCCGCTAGAGCAGCGCGTTCATGGGAAAGCGTCTTTTGGGCGTGACTACGTGCTTGATCAAGCGCCAAAGTCCACCATTGCGCTGCCAGGACGGCTACGGGATCGGGAACGTTAGCGGTGAGCACCTGCATTCGGTCGTGCTGTGTCAAGCGTGAGCCTAATCCTTGCCACCAGGTATCTAGCCAACGCACGACCGTATTTGGAGATCCGGTGCCCAAATGAGCCCGGATACGTTCTACTGTGGGACGTTCGCCAAGCGCTACGATTGCGTCGGCAGCGACGTGGACGTCTGATTCTGTGATGCCTCTGGCCATTGAAGCGACTCCGGATTGGCGCCCTGCCCCGCAGTTGACATATTTGCGATAATTGATAGTTATCGCTATTAATTTCCATATTTCATATCATAAATTACATAATATGAAGCGAAATAGTACACTGCTAGCCACGTCGGCTACGGCCATGAACTTGGTGCTTCCCGATCAGCTAGCCCAGCGGGCCGCCGAAGCGGTGCGTGAGTTGCTCGCCGAAGCGGCAGCGGCCAACACCACCCGCAGCTACGCCACCGCCTTGCGCTACTGGGCAGGCTGGCACCAGGCCCGCTATGGCATCGAACTGGCCTTGCCGGCCAGCGAAGCCGTGGTGATCCAATTCCTCGTTGACCACATCCAGCGCAAGAGCAAGGTCGGCCTCGCCAGTGAGCTGCCGCCAGCGATCGATCAGGCGCTGGTCGCCGCTGGCCTTAAGGCCAGGGTCGGGCCACTGAAGCTGTCGACCGTTGTCCAGCGCGTCGCCGTGCTGTCCACGGCGCACAAGCTCAAGCGCCTAATTAACCCATGTGAGCTGCCCAGCGTCCGCACCCTGCTTAGCAGGGCGCGGCGTGCCGCGGTTAAACGCGGTGAGCGCGCCACCAAGAAGACCGCGATAACCCGCCCCGAGCTCGAGGCCATGCTCGCGACCTGCGACGAGAGCTTGGAAGGTCTGCGTGACCGTGCCCTGCTCTGCTTCGGCTTTGCCAGCGGCGGGCGCCGGCGCAGCGAGATCGCGGCAGCGGATCTGCGGGACCTGCGTAAGGTCGGCGAGGATGGCTACATCTACCGGCTCGAGTACTCCAAGACCCAGCAGGCCGGGGTGAAAGCAGATTCGACGCCGGACAAGCCCATCCTCGGACGCAGCGCTGAAGCCTTAGCGGCGTGGATTGAAGCGGCAGGGATCCAAGAGGGTGCAATCTTTCGCCGTCTTTGGAAGGAACAGGTCGGCCCTGCCCTGCTTCCGGGCTCGGTTGCTACCATCGTGAAACGCCGGGCGCGGCTAGCTGGGTTGGAGGGAGACTTTGGAGCGCACAGCTTGCGTTCGGGGTTCGTTACCGAGGCGGGGAAACAAGGCGTTCCGCTGCCAGCTGTGATGGCGATGACTGAGCATCGCTCGGTGGCCAGTGTGATCGGGTACTTTCAAGCTGGGGCAGCCGAGGACAATCCGGCTGCACGGCTGTTGAAGTAGAGAGGGCAGCATGTGTTGGAATGCCCTTATCCGAGTTTAGCTATACCCTTCTTGCATGTAGAGGAATCGCATAGGCGCAATGTGTGCGGCCTGACGCCGTCGGAAAAACTAGTTTGGCGCTTCTGACGCAATCGAAATAAAACAACAAAGGATCTGTTGGTATGCCGCAATCTCCAGAACTTGCCGGCGGTGAAGGGTTCACGTACGAGGGCGACGCGGCTGCGTACTATTTGGCGGCGTTGTTGGCCGAAGCGTACGCCCCTGGCGTCGATGATCGCATCGTAGTGCTCCTCTCCGTCCAGCAACGCGATTTCGGTGAACCGCTGGATGATGTGATCGTGGACTTTGCCGATACGGTTGGGCGGATCGCACGCCTCAGCCTGCAGGTAAAGCGCGCGTTGACCATTAGCGCGGCCGCCACCAATGCGTACTTTCGCGACATTGTTCGCGACGCTTGGGCGACCCTGCACAAGCCCGACTTCCGCGACGACATCGATCGCTATGGCGCCGCCGTCGGCGAAGTCGCCCTTGTGCCGGGCCGCGCTTTGAAGACTATTTGCGAGTGGGCGCGCGATAGCCTAACGGCCGACCACTTCGACGCCCGCTTTGCGCCAGAGGGAAGCGCGAGCGAGGACCATTGGAAGGTCAGGACCACCATCGAACAGTTGCTTGCTGCGGCGAAAACAACCGCCTGCACTCGCGAGGAACTGCATCGGTTCTTGGCCCATTTCGTCCTGATCCAGTTCGACTTCCTACGTGAGGGTTCGGTAGATCCGTCGCACGCCATCAACCTCATCCGCAGCTGCCTGGCACCCAAGTCGGCCGGAGACGCACCTATGGTGTGGGCGCGTTTGGTCGAACTGGCCCGTGCCGCGGCCGGTACTTCCGGCCAGTTCGATCGCGCGCGCCTGCTTCGCGAGCTCGCTCCGCTGACTCAGCTGCGCGCCGCGCCGTCCCTGCAAGCTGATCTCGGCCGGCTCACCGAGCTGGCCCACAGTCAGGCGAACCTGATCGTCGACGACATCGGCGGCGCCTGGATCGATCGGAGCCAATACCTGCAAGCACTCGACGAGAAGTTCGTCGACGCTCGGTTCGTGCAGGTGCGCGGCTTGCCGGGTAGCGGCAAATCGGCGGTGGTGAAACAGGCGGTACGGCGGGCGCTCGTACAAGGGCCGGTGCTCTTCCTCAAGGCGGAACAGGTCGACGCCGTCAGCTGGAACGGCTACGCGATCTCGCAGGGACTCTCAGCGACGAGTTTGGAGACGCTGCTGGTGGAGGTCGCCGCGGTCGGCACCCCGACGCTGTTCGTTGACGCGATCGACCGGGTCGCCACTGCGCAGCAACCGGTCTTCCTGCAGGTTATCCAGACCATCGCAACATCGCCGAAATTGACGCATTGGCGCATCGTCGCCTCCTTGCGTGACACTGGCATCGAGGTGCTGCGCAATTGGCTCGGCGGGGCCTTGGCCAGCCTCTCGGTCGGAACGCTCACTGTCGGCGCGCTTAGCGAGGCGGAGGCCGACGCGCTCGCCGAGGCCAAGCCGCATCTACGGCCGCTGCTGTTTGGGGCGGAGGCCGTGCGTGAGATCGTCCGTCGCCCTTTCTTTGCCAAGGTGCTCGACCAGAGCTTTGTCGCTACACCCGACGGCCCCGAGTTCGTCCCACGGGCGGAGATCGACTTGATCGAGCACTGGTGGACGCGCGGCGGATACAACGCAGCGGGGCAAAACGCGTTTGCGCGCCAGCGGGCCTTACTCGGCCTGGCGCGCGCGCGGGCCAAGGAGCTCAGTCGGCCGATCCGGCTGGGTGACCTCCCGTCTACCGACTGCATCGAGGAGCTCCGCGCCGACGGCATCCTCCAACATGCGCGGCACGGCATCAGCGTCCAGTTTGCCCATGACATCTTCTTCGAATGGGCGTTCTTCCACGTGCTGGCAGACCTGGGGCCTGACTGGATCGACGCGATCCGCGTAGCCGGCGAACCGCCTGCGGTTGCACGTGTCGTCGAGCTAGCTTCGCAATGGGAGTACAGCTATGGCGACGCCTGGGCCGCTTACCTGGCGCAGACGCGGGCCTCGGATCTGCGGGCCCAGTGGACCCGGGCCTGGCTACTGGCGCCATTGGGCACCGTCGCCTTCGAAGCGGATCCTGCTCCCTACTGGGCGGTGGTTGGCCGGGACGACTTCGATTTGCTGCGCAAGGCGCTCGTCTGGTTCCAAGCCGAGAAGACGACGCCGAATTCCACCGTGCTCGCCGGCACGCTTCCGGACGAGCGGCGCGAGCGCATCGCCGATTTGCTAGGCTGGCCCTCCGACCTCGCGTCAGCGCGCCGCCTGCTCGTGTTTCTGTTGGTGCGGATACAGGCGATTCCGCAAGCGCTGTACCCGACCGTGCTTGCCGTATTCGAGCTCTGGCAGAACGTTTTCGATGGCTACCCGAACGTGATCTCTCGGCGGCTTCTCGAACAGTGCGATCAATGGCTCGCCGCTTTAGATGCGATCAGCAACGCCAGCGGCCCCGATGAGAACTCGGCCTTTTGGCAGAAGGTGCAAGACCTCGGTGAGTTCCGAACGGCGCTGATCCAGCTCATCCTGCGCTCGTCGCTCGCCGAGCCGAGCATCGCGGATGCCCTACTGCTACGCGCGGTTGCCTCGCCTCGCATTCGTCGCGACGCGTTTGAAGGCATCGTCGAGTTCTCACCACGCTTGGCCCAATCGCTTCCGCAGCGCTTGGTCGAACTGGCATTGGCGCACCTGCGCGAAGAACTACCGGAACACCGCGTTGCGCGTGAAAAGGCCGAGCAGGAGAGCACGATCGCGGCTCGACAAGCCCTGTTGAGCGACCAGTCGAGAACGCTGAACCGCGTCGAAAGCGCGCGCTGGTCCGCGGTCCACTTCCGCAGTGTCGGTGAGTTCAGTTCCTCGGACTGGGAACAGCTAGCGATCTACGACGATCATCGCAGCTTCTGGCCGCCTTCGCCGCTGCGTGAGCCCTTCGCATCGCTGTTTCGCCAGGCACCGCAGCACGCCTTGGACTTGCTGCGTGAGCTGTGCAACCACGCCATCGCGGCATGGCGGCAGTTGCATCGTATCGACAACGAGTCGCGCCGCACGCCGCTGCCTCTGGAGCTTTCGTTCCCATGGGGGCAGCAGACGTTCTGGGGCGGCGAACGCGAGTACCTGTGGTGCCGCTCGACATGGGCCCCGAAAGCGATTGGGTGCGGCTTCCTCGCCTTGGAAGAGTGGTGTCTTGGCGAGGTCGAACGCGGCACCCCCGTCGATGACCTCATCCAGCAGATCGTGGCGGGAAACGATTGCATCGCCGTCCTCGGTGCCGCGGCCATGCTCGCCCTGCAAACTGAAACGGTGTCCGCTGCGACGTTGCCGATCTTCACGTCGCAGCGTCTCCTGGCGGCCGACCGCCAGCGCTTCGCGGACGACCTATCGCCCAGCAATCTGATGGGATTCACTCACGCATCGGACCAGCCTCACCAAGACGCATTGCGGACCGCAAATGCACGCCCGGTCCGCAAGCTTGAACTTCGGGGAATGGTGCCGCGGTTCGTATTCGCCGCAGAACCGTTGGGATCGCAGGCGCGCAGTGCCATCGAGGCATTCTCAGAACAGCTGCCTTATCAGCACGAGGAGGATCGCGAGGATCCCGAGGTGCAGCGTGAACTCGCCGAGCAGGCGACGAAGTACGCCGAGCTGGCCGACCAATCCACCTACCAGGCTTACCGGACCGACAACGAGCAGATCACTTTGGTGCACGTCAGCCCGTCCGCCGCCAAGCCGGAGAACGTCGCCAAACTCGAGCAAGCGACGCAGTACTTGTCGATCGCCAATCTGTGGACGTGGGCATCCACGTCCTTTGAGAAACGCGCGCTCGACGGCCGGCTCGGCCTAAGTGATGCCGTAGCGGCCGCTAGAGAGCTCGACGCGCCAGACTTGTTCAGAGGATCGAGGGGCGATCGCGGTGATTCCATCGCCATGCATCGTGGCGCAGTGGCCTCAACGGCCGCGGTCACCCTGACCTTTCGTGAGGGGGCCACTGGCGACCAGTTGAAGTGGGCGCGCGCCGTCCTGCGGCGTGCGGCCCTACTGAAGGAGGAGGTCCATTACTGGTGGTCGCCCAGATCGGTGATCCCATGGCATCACGGCATCTTCGCTGCCCACGGCCTCGCCGCAGATCTGCGCTCAAAAACTGCAGCGTTCACCGCTGCCGGCGACCTGTTGGCCTTGGTGGTACATCCACTCGAAGCAGTTTCTTTGGCCGCCGTTGAAGAGGCGTGCAACTTGTGGGCCGTCGATCCGAAGCTGACGCTGGCGGCCTTGTTCCTCGCGTTCTCGCGGTGTCACGTGCTGCCTACCCGCCTCCGCAGTCGTCAGCACCCCGGCGTAATCGAGCTGTCCCCACAGGCGGTGGAAGCGCTGCGCATGGCCCGCTTGCATTACGACCGTGGAGCCGATTTTTCCGACATTCCACGTCCACCGCCGGCATGGGTGAAATCAGTGCCCAGGGTGCGGCGCGGACAGGAATCGTATGAAGATTACGAAGTTGGCGATGCGTCGAATCCTGAGGAACGCTGGATCGAACCTGCCAGTCAGTGGCACTCCGCATACGCCGCCAAAGTACTCGCACGGGTGCCCATAAGCGGGATATTGCAAAGCGACACACGCAACTCGTTGCTCGATTTCCTCGCCGACGTCCTAGCTTGGACTATCCAAAAGAACGCGCCACCCTGGGTGGAGAGAGGGCGACGCGACCGAGCGGCCACGCGCATCTTCGAATGGACGCACGCCCTCGGATCTCAGCTCGGTAATGTAGCCGGCTGCGTTCCCCTCTCGGATTTCCAGCCGCGCTTCCTCGAACCAGTGCTGCAACTGGAAGACGAGAACTGCTGGGCCATGCTGAGTCCGTTTGCTAGCGCGTATATCTGTAGCTACATCTATGATGCGCAAGCGGTGCCGGCTGACGCAGTCGCTGTGCTCGATCTCTGCCTGACACGCCTTCTAGCGGACCGGACGTTCAAGCGGGACAGCTATCGTGCGGGCGAGTTGTCCGGATTCGATTTGCCCAAGCTCGTCGAGACTTTGATGTTCGTGTCGATTGAGCGTGCTGAGCTTGCCAGCCGTTACGTCAATGGCGACTGGTCAGAGATTGGAAGGATCATGCCGCTGGTGGATCGGTACGTGCGTGCAGCGGGTTGGGCAGTTCCCATCATGAATTCGTACCTTACGCTCTGCGAACGATCACGAGCGCATTACCCCTCCGCTGCCTTCGCGGATCAGGTGCTGGCAATCCTTGCACCTAGCCCCGAGGCGCTGCCTGGCTGGCGCGGCACATTGTTCTACGCACGAATCGCCGGCCTCATTCAGTACTTGTCCCATCGGGACGCACCTATGAGCGCTCCTTTGGCGCAGGCCTTCCTTCGAATACTCGACCACCTGATCGACATGGGCGACCGTCGCAGCGCCGCCCTGCAACTGGGGGAGGGATTTCGTGACATTCGTCTGAACACCTGAAGAACACCACGTCGTGAGTCGCTCTAGTTATTAGCCTGCGCACAAGCCAGCCAATTGACGGGCTAAAGCTGCGTTCGCATGGCAAGAATCGGTCTCAACTACCCCCGATAAATTTTCGCGATTCTCGGCCCCTAGAGGATTCTTTAAAAAAATAGCGGTTCTTCGTCTACTGACTGAATTTTAGGATATCCAATCAGCGAGCATCACCTCGTTCAACGCTTTTACTCATGCTGAGATCGACCAATTTACGGAGAAGGAATGGACAGAAAGCGACTGGCTGCGTTGACCGAAGGGCGATTCGAGCAGGCATTCGCTTGCTGCGAATTGCGTCAGCGGGGGACTGACACGCCTCGCGTTATCTCGGGCGGGGGCTTCTTGTCCCAGAACAGCAATGGCGAGTTGCTTCTGCACGTGGTCGCTCATGAAGTACGCGACTTCGCCACGGCCATGACATTGGATTTCAATCGGCCTTGGGTCGCGGGACGACTCATCCCAGAAACGGCCTACTACGATCTTAAAGCGTGGACTTTGGCTGGCGACGAATGGCGCGCCGAACGCGTGTCTGCTGATATGGACCACGGTACCAACGGTACTCATGCGCGCGTGAAACTTTGGCGGATCGAGACCAATTGGCAACGCCAGCAGCGCACGGAGAGCGCCATGGTCGCCATCTTCATTCCCGGTGGCGTGGATCTCCCTTGGCACGTCTGGACATCAAAAGGCGAACTGGGAGGCGCCCTGGATAGATTTGAGTACGAGTCAGAGCCATTTTACTGGCGCGCAAAGAAAGAAGAAGGCGGGGTAATGCTCCACTTCTTTATCAAAGGCGAATCAGCCGAACCTGCTTTCACGCATTTTTGGAGAGCCTTGTGCATTGTCTTGGGCCACCCCGTCGAACCGCCCGAGTATTCCATCGTGGAAGGCGACCGGGAGACGCTACGATTGGCGACGCGGCGAAAGGAACTCATGACGCATCGGCTCATGCCACCCATTCGGAATCTGCGGCCAAGCGCCGATGACACTCACGCGTTTTTGCACGCGTTCTTGTTGCATGCCACTGGCTCCACTAAAGAATCCAATCGCCCTCGGGAAGGATACAGTGAGCTGATTTTCAGACACTGGCACCGAATATTGCGCGCCAGGGAAAGCGACATCGAGAACAGTGCCCTCGTGCTATCGGTGGCAGTTGAAGGACTTCTCAATGAGGCGTTCGCCAACGAGCACGATGTGGATGATGTCTTCATCCAACAATTGGACCGTGCAAAGCCCATCCTTAAGGACGCTGATCTGGAAGAACGTGCCCGGGCGTGTGTGCTATCAAGCATTGGCAACGCCAGGCGGCCGAGGGTAGGTGATGTCCTACGACGTCTTATCGAGCAAGGCGTCTTGTCACAGCGGCATCTAGACGCATGGTCTGGAATGCGTCACGCATCTGCGCATGGCGGCGTCTTGTCCAATGATGAACTTGCATTGCAGGAACACATCGACCGTTTCCATGTGTGCTTGGACCTATTTTATCGTCTGGTCTTCATCCTCATAGGTTATCGGGGGAATCACTGCGACTACAGCTTTCCGTGTGACGCTCAGCAGCATGCTTGGCCAGATGTGCATTTCCCTCCTGTGCCGAGACAGTCTGCAGATGGTGACCATCGGGGCGACGGAGCGCAGGTGACTACCATAGGGGATGCCCTTCCCTGACCGCTACGCTATGCCTGTTCCTTCACTGTCTCCGCCCGCACCTCTTAGCGGACCCCAAAAAAGCGAAAAAGCGACCGATGGCCTCAATTGGCTGTGACTATTGGAATGCGTACGCCCGAATGACGTTCCTATCTCATGCGTTCTGCCTCCATGCGCGTGCAGGCTGGCAGCGCACGGCCATAATGGCCTCCCCTACCCCGATAATTTGCCGAATTGCATATGACTCAAGCCGGGAATCGTCGGGATCAGGTAGTAGTTGCATAAAACTTGTAAAATTTACTACCTGCTACGGCATCGGACCATCCGGCAGCGCCTGGTACCGCATACTTAATCGAATGCGCCAAACAATCTCTTCCGGAAAGCAATCATCCAGATATAATTCGGTTGCCGAATAAGCAATCATGGAGAAATCGATGACTAGAGACATCCAACAGGCGGCAGCAGCACCCGCCATCTGCCAGAATTGTCAGACTCCGGGACTTGCACCGCAGACGCTTTTCCATTTTACCAACAAGCAAGCACTGCGCGGAATCCTCCAATCGAATTTCCGCGTCGCATACTCGCGCGAGCGAATAATACATAGAGGGGGGCAGATCGAATTTGCAGCCCCCATGGTGTCCTTCTGTGACCTTCGCCTGTCGGAATTGCGAAGTCACATGACGAATTACGGACGCTACGGCCTTGGCATGAAAAAGGAGTGGGCTGCGCGTAATGGCGTTAATCCTGTGTATTACATCAGCTCACAAGCTAGTCTGACTGGTGATTATATTGCAGCCGTACGGGAAATTTGGAGGTTGCGAGAGCACTTGCACCCTAGGGCTGCTGATTCCCCTTTTTTACAAGAGAACCAACAGGCAGCAACTACCTGGCCTGATCAGTTCGACATTGACGGCACGCACTCCAAGCTAATGGAACTGCATCGTTACATGAAGAATTACGAAGCTCCACTGTATAGGCAAGGAGAGCTTAAGAACGAGAACTACCGCTTTGCTGATGAGCGCGAATGGCGATTCGTTCCGCCGTGGAACACTGTCTGGCCGCTCGCGGCGGCGCAGGCAATGGAGGACCCTGGCAAGAGGGCTTATCTAAACGGAGAATGCGGAAGTATTCCTTTGCACTTTGATCCTAACGACATCAACTACATCATCGTAGAGTCCGAGAGCGAACGGGACGAAATCATTCGGCACATTAAAGAATCAAAAGAGCCAAAATACGATACTGTGGATGTCCAACGCCTAGCCAGTCGCATTTTGAGCGCCGAGCAAATAGCTAATGATTTTTAAAGTCTAGACGAGAGCTTCATAATATAAATCACCTCCGCAGTCAGCCGAAAATTTATGCGAATTTGTTCTGGACTTGAAGTTGCTCCCTCCTACTCGAGATAAACCTATATAGACCCCGCTCCTCCCGATGTCCGCTCTCTTCCATCGGAAATCATTCCAACCATGAGGTTTCCCCACTTTAGTTCTTGGCATTCAAGATTTTTCAGCGGCTTTGGTTACAAGAGCGCGCATGGCGCGATCTTCGCGGTTACCATAACAATGAGGATCGCAGACATGCGCGCGAGACAAGTATTGCAAAGATGCCTGAAGTCGGCACTGTCGCCGATGCATGCACTAAGCCAGCAAACATTGCTGTTGGTGGGTCTCCGCCTGGTGCTGATCGATCTGGCCCGAAGCTGGCTGGGAGTCGAACGTATCATGCGCCGCTGAAGCGACTGGATCCTACGTTAGCTGTCATCTGAGACCAGCCAGAACGTGCGGTTCGTAACATGAAAATTGGGGAAACCTCAGACTGCGATCCGATCGCAGCTCCCTTCGGCATAATGCACCTAGCAAAGCGAGCCCTTGCCTGTGACCGAACCCGAAGACGTACCCTTTGATATGCACGCCTTCGAGGCGTTCATGCAGGAGCAAATGCGCGAGGCCAATATGCAGTTGCCATTTCGCGCCCTGAGCGACAAGGTTCCGCAGCTAGTGTCTGATATAGCCGCCTTCGACCGGGACACCAGCTCTGCCCTCGTGGCAGGTCTGCTCACAGCACCTGCGTACCAGTCATCCGGCTTGAGGATCGAGCTGCTCGCCGGCCTCGTGGTGCTGCATGCACGCGGCAAGCGCCGGGCGATGCTCGATGACCTTGCACGATGGTTCGCGATGCTTGGCGCGTCAGGCGCCGCCGCAGGCGAGGACGCGGCCGAAGACGTCATGGTGACCTTGGTCACCACCTCAAGCGAGCAATTCAGAATTTTGGAGGGCTTGTGGGAGTCCGCCGGTTTCTACACGCAGCGCGTACTCGACGTCCTGTCCGGCATGCCGGACACGGGCATCTATCGAAGCGCACGCGATAGCGTACGCGCACTACTCAGTGTCGCAGAAATCGTGTGCATGCGAGCCGGGTTGGAGAGGTATCAGACTGGCTCCGATGAGCGGCCTGATGCACTCGACATGTCCTCCCTCCCAACGGCCGGCGACCTGCGCGCCCGCGCCACGATTACACACGCGGCACTACAAGAACGCGACGTCGCACTCGAGAACCTCGCGCCGTTTTTGCTGCATCCCCAGCACGTCGTAGAGCTCATGGACCAAGAGCCCGGAGTCAGCGAACTCGAACGTCGGCCGCTGATCAGCGTGCCCGATGGCGTGGTTCTGGCGCTCCCTACAGCGGTCAGCGTTGCGATCCGCCAACGGGTCATCGACCTCGTGCTGGGCACCCGTCAGGCCTGGCACTTCGACGGTCACTACGCGCGGGCACTGTCGAACGCTATCGCGGAAACGAAGTTGCTGGGGTGGAAGTCAGGCTGCCCGGTGCTCTGGCACCCAACCGAGGGCGGCGCGCTCGCCGGAGTCGTTGTTCCCTTCGACCGAGGCCATTTCGTCGTACTCCACTTTGTGCTGCCGTCCGTGGCATCGCATGAGCTGGGCTGGTTCAAGCGTCCCATCGACGTCCATCCGACGCTGCAGAAGGCCCTCAACTACTCGATCGCGTCCAATACCCGGCAACTTGAGAATCAGGATGACTTCCGGGGTGGGATGCATATCGTCGTCATGTGCGGATGGGGCCAGGGCATGGTCATCCCGGTGACGCGCCCTGACGACGCGCGTTGGCGTGGCGATGCGATCTCGGTAGCTGACCTCGTCCGCGCCAGTAGCATGGAAGACATGTCGATCCAGCGTCTGTGGCGCCTGCTCTCAGCTGAGAAGGCGCTGGTTGATGCCGGCGTCGAGTTGATGAACGTAAATGGCGTGCTCAACCTCTTCGCCTGGACGCAGAAGAACGACGGGCACCTGGTCCCCCACGGCGACCTCGACGATGGGCGCATCTCCCCGGAGCAGCGGCTGATGGTGTCCCTGCCTCTGAACCTGCTCCGGGATCTCAGGGCAGAGGCCGATCGGAACGTCGACGCTCACGTCGGGCTCGATCCAAGGAGGGAGCCCCATCACCTGCATCGGGTCGACCGCGGCTCGCTGTTCTCCCATCCCGCGGCCGAGCGCCTTTACGCATGCACCGAGTGTCTCCGATCTGGCACGTTGTTGGCCGCCTGCGAGGGGCGCACGACGCTTTGGCTCCGTGTCGATTCACCGGGCGTGTCCTCGCGCGATACCGAGTTCCGGCTCTGGGACATGGTCGGCCGTTGGGGTGCATCGATCGCGGCAGCGCTCGAGGACGACACCGACATCGAAGGCGCGGTGGAGATCACCATCGCATTCAAGGATGTCCAGTCAGAATTGGACGCTGTCGACGCTCAGGTTCCTACCGATCCGCTCAAGCTCCTGCGGGTTGAAGTGGTCGGTGCGGAAGCCGTCACTGTGCACGCAGCACGCGGGTTCCTCCATGCATGGAGGGAACCGACCAACGCCGGCGAGCGCGCTCTGGTGACCGCGATCCTCCAGGCGGTTTTTCGGATCCACTACGTCGAATACTCTGACGCGGAAGTCGACGTGCTCGTGGCGTCGCTTCTGCCCAACGAGACGGGTCGGCACTTCCACGTTCTCCACGCGAATGATTTCACCGATTTCGTCCGGGATGCGCTGCCTGGCGAGGTCTTAGGAATCGACGAGATCGAGAGCGCGACGCAGCGCCTCGGGCTAGGCTGGTCAGCCCATGATGGCGACAACAACGTCGAGGGCGCGGAAGCCTGCGTCGGACTGCTGAATCGGCTGGTCGACGCGCAGGTGGGCAAGCTGACAAGCCGCCTTGGTGAGCTCGATCGAACCGCGTTGGTTGAACGGCTTCTGCTCAACCACGAAGCCGCCCATGTCCGGGAGCTGCAGTGGCAACGGACGGCGGCGGCGGTCCTTGGCCTGCACGGCGATTCGCAGGAGGTGCGCGATGTCGTGGTCGAGCAGCTTTCCAAGTTGGCCGGGGCCGCGATCACCAGCCGCGTTCTTGTTGAAATCGCCGCCTGCGAGGCACCGCCCACCGGTGGGCGCCTGCCGGATGACTTGCAAATTCAGGCGCTTCTGGCACAGGTCGAGCTCGTGACCCGGTTGGGCGGACTGTCGGACGGAATCCACTACGGCGTATTGCGGCCACATCTGCGCGTGTCCGCGCTGGGCGACATCCTCCTTCGAGATGAGTTCGGGCGCGAAGTCGTGGTCCCTATGCTCAGCCGGGCCGTGGGCAGCAACTACGTCGACTCTGCCGGCGGCTTCCGTCGCCACTACGGACCCCAAGAGGGCGTCGACCGCACGGAACACCTCCTGGACCCTGAGTTTCTGGAAGCCTGGCAGGGGGAAATGGGCTTCGGCGTTGATGAAGCACGCAACTTTCTCGACGTGATCGAGGACTACGCGATCAAGCGTCGCGCCGCGACCTTGCAAATCAGGCGCGGCGAGCTCGTTTCGCTTCTGGCAAGCCGAAGCGACGCTGCGACCGCGGAGAGATTCATCGATCAGCTCCTCTTAGCTCGACGCCCTCGCTGGGCGCAGCCACCCAAAGGCTTCAAGTCGCGCGAAATTCTTCCTTGGCGCTTCGGGCGCCGCCTCTCGATCGTAACTCGCCCGATCGTGCAGATGAACGACGACGATGATGCCCTGTATATGCTCGCCCCCCGCATGGTCAGAAGCGGCTTTTTCTATCTTCTTCGCGGCGCACTTCATGGCACCCTGGACCAGAGCTTCTTCCAGACCCCCGCGATGCGCGACGCGTGGTGGGGAAAAGCCAACGAGGGACATACCTTCAATACCCTAGTCGCCGATCAGCTTCGCGCGGCGGGCTGGGAGGTCCGTGCCGGGATCGAGCTGACGGCCGTTCTCAATGCCAAGCTCGACCGTGACTACGGTGATGTGGACGTCCTCGCCTGGTGCCCCGGCGGTGAAGATGTCTTCATCATCGAGTGCAAGGACCTGTCGTTTCGTCGGAACTATTCTGAAATTGCAGCGCTCTTGTCGGATTACCAAGGCGGCTTCAAGAATGGCAAGCCCGACAAGCTCAAGCGCCACTTAATGCGGGTGGAATGCGCTGCCTCTCACCTGCCCGCTGTCACTCGCTTCACCGGCATCGCGGCGCCGAAGATCAGGTCGTGCCTGCTCGTGGCCGGCATCGTGCCGATGCAGTTCGCATCCATTCCGGCGCTGGAAGGCACATTCGTCGGCGATTTGGATCAGTTTGGGGCGCAGTTCGGCCAGTGCCGGTGTCCCGGTCCCTAATCGAACTCCCTTAGGACGCGAGGCGCCTGCATCACGGGACGCGATCAGGGCGTAAGAATGCATCAGCCGGCGCTGGCAGCGAGCGATGCGGAGCGTGTTGCGCGCATAGGGTTAGCTCATCGCGCCGGAAGGCAGCCATGCCAACTGACCATCCCGTTCGAGCGCCAGGAGAAGTCAGTTCGTTCCATGATTGGTGCGCGGTGCTGTAACGCAGGAGAGTTGCCCAATGACTCGGGTTCTTCAATCGATGCTGACTTGGATCCGCTCGCCTTCAACAGCTCACTAGCCGGGCAGATGCCCCAAACTGCGCGCGAGGCACAGTTTGGGATCTGGATCGTCCGCATAGATCATCTTTCTTTGGTTTACTGCCCGGCTAACGATAGCTACTCAGTTAGTGCGGCCATCCGTCGTAGCGCACACCGTCGAAGAAGTCCGGACCAACCCGGAACTGCAGAGTTCCGTGTTCCCGCACGATCCGGGCTGCAACGGCAGGGCTGGCGTAGTCTGTGAAATCGATCAAATAGCCGTAGATCATTTCACCACTATTGCCATCAAGCGGCAGCTCATCCACGTCCTGAAGATCGTCGACTTCGTCAGCGTCCCAGCCGAGAAGCTCGGCGAAAACTTCGGCCCTGGTGCGAACTGGAGGCTCACCATCGTCATCATGGTCGTCGAGCCAGGGCACCCTCAAGAATACGTCCGTCACCTCATACTCAACACTGCTGTAACAGCGCATTCCCAGTCTCTCAACGGAGAGGAATAAACGGAAGTCGATCTTCGTGCCGGTGTAGGGACGCTCAGGATCCTGATTGAGGTTCATATGGCCGGGGATGTCGGCGGAGAGCGACGTGCCAATCTGGATCTGTTCAAAGTCAACTTCCGGATCGAAGTAGACTTCTGCAATGCCGTCGTGATTGAGCTCGTCCATCTGGCCAATGACACGGCCGTTGTTCTCTACCAAATGCTCGATCTGCTTCCGGATGTAGGCATCGAGATCGCTGTAGGAGCTATGGAGTACTACTCCAGCCAGCCGGTCTGTGAATGCCTTGGTCAGCAGGTGCGACAACTGATCGGTGCCGTATTCGATACCCAGCTCAGTGGCGCGTTGAGTTGCGCAGGCTCGATCAAGCACAAAGTGACGAATCTGTTCGAAGTATTCAGGTTCTCCTCCACAAGCCCTGGCAGCCTGGTAGGAGGCAAGCGTCTTGTAGCCGAGCGCTGCGGCCAAAAGCTGCTGCGCATGTCCATGTTTGATGGATAGGCCGGAAGACCCGCTGAGCGAGCGAAAGGAGTGGGTGATGTCGGAAAGGCCAATGTTCACGCGATTTCTCCATGGTGATGTGCCGGACCAATCGAGCGATTACTTGGCCGACGCCCAGGGATATCGGGTGATGGCTAAAGTGAGTAACGCACTTACAGTTGATGCCGTCAGGTTGGAGCCGCTCGAAGCTCAGGCCGACGAAGCCCTCGAGTCCATAGTGCTCCCAAAGCCCGGTCTGCGCAAGTCGAGCTCTTCTTGAGTCGATCTTAGAGTGGCAAGTAAAGACAGGTCGGAGGTCAGGCTGCCGTTACCGAGTTGGCCGAACGGTCAAAACCGATGCGAGCAACTGATCGGCAATTTGGCCGCACACACGGCAGTGAGGCCGGACAGGCGCAGCAAAGCCTGTGCCATACGGCGTTACAAGCTCCCGCGCCATACCAGCTGATTATTCTGGCCGAAACCTCGCGCTGCGAACGACCCTCCATCAACCGTATTCGTAGCTTAAGCGATTGCATACGGGCGCGTCCGACCGGATTGCCGGCAACCATTTTCTGCAGGCGCTTGAGAGGCTCCAGTAGATCGTCCGCGAACGGGAACATGTCAAGGTCGCGCACGCTGCGGAAAGGGTGTAGGTTTCCCACCGCAGAGTGGGTGCATCGACCGGCACATTGATCGCGAACGCAGGCGAGACACCTATCAAAGCATCCACCAGATGCCGGGAGCGCTGAAGTAGGTCTACATATGCGCCCCACGCCAGCCGAGCCGTGTCGGCGAGCTTAAGAATTGCTCAACCAAGTCGCGGTTTCGCTGCACCTTGCCGCCCGTCGCCCGTCGCCCGCCGGCTGGCGCTCAACCGGAGCATGTACATGTCGCTGAGTTTGTCGGGCCTTCCTGGCGAGCATCACATCCAGAAAAGCCTTGCTTTCTACATTGACCAGCGTTGTCAGGCTCCAACATCTCGACCAGGTGGTCGACTGCGCCGATATTGCCTCTAGCAGCGCGGCCGGGTCGTCCGCACCGAGGACCGTGTCATGCAGTGCTCAATGGTACGTTCTTGGCCCAGCCGATGATCAGCAAGCCATACCATCGTTTGCGCAAAAAGCAAGACAGTGCCCAGGTTACCACTGGGCTCGACAATGAATCTACGGAAGTGTTCCCGTAATTCTGGATCATCAGGGTGCGTCGAGACATAGTCGTGAAGAAGCCTGCTTGAATGAACTGCTCGTGCTCACGCCTGCTCCAGATCCGTTTTTATCTTGTCCCGTAATTTGGCCTTACCATTTAGATGAAGCATCGAGTCGAGAAGTGCCTTGATCGGAACGCTGTAGCTCACCTCAAGAGGAGAGTCAAGGCTATTGATAATCGCAGATTCGGGTTTCACAAGTGCGTAGTAGTCGATCAAGTCTTGGTCGAAACTGAAAATCTCGATCCTGTTTGTCGTTCCCATGGTGATTGATAGGACGCGCATATAGCTCACTAGTGATATTTTCTCTATATCTGCAAGCGCATTAAACGCCTCTGAATCAGTAGGATTATTCTTTGGCTTGAGAACACCTCTTGCTTGCTTCGATCCTAGTGCAGCCGCTATACACATTAGCGAAATTTTATCGGTTATTTTTCGATTGTTTTTGATTATTATAGACCTCGCCTTCTCATATTCCGATTTAGCGAGATCGCGAGAGGTCTCGAGTGCAAATTCCTTCTGTATTTTCTTTATAAATTCTAGATCAACATCCTGGCTTGAAGTAACCTCGTTAATAAAATAAGAGGCAAGGTTGAAAACTTCTTTCAGCGATAAAGTGTCGGTTTTTGCATACTTAAAGAACGCATCAAACGCTTTGGTTTCTCGCTCGAATGAAAGTGCAAAGCTGTGCTCATCACGACGTTCTTTTACATGACCCTCAGTCATGGACAGAAGCGCACTAACAATATTTCCAGGCTGATCTATTGCTCTAATTTGATTAATGAATGGCGTGCACCCTAAGTCCATCGATTTCTCAATTTCAATCACTACGTTTCTATCGAGTTGGTAGACAGTAGGAAGATTCATAGATAATTCCAGAGTGAGTGCCAGTAGGAACCGATGGTCCGTTTATAACATATAGGGAGCCGTCGCAACCCATGTGAAGTGCGCGACAACTAGCCGAATTGCACGACATACTTATACCAGATTATCACGCAATCATACATTTTTCCCAGAATAATCCATGTATAAATCAATGTACTTTATAAGGCTATGCAGATTAATCGTCACGCGATGAACAAAATCATCAATTGAGTTCGACGGAAGCGTTATCTCACCATTTTCCGCTTTAAAGGATCTGCCGATGCGTTCACGATGAACTTGCTTTTCCACCATTCCACCAAAATGAACTATAACATGACGAATCGTAAACATCTCATCCAGCATTTGCGGGCACTGCGCGTTTTCCCAGTTAGATGTTTTAAACTTTAGCGCCAACTTGAGGTGTCTATATATGTAATATATCTTCCTCAGCACCTTATTTCCGTTTTGCATTCCGAGATCGAAATCCTTTGCGAACTCACCATACTTTTCACCATCAGATTCCTGTAATTCAATGAGCGGGAACAATGTGCTCACGAAGGCCTCCATACTGGCGCATATGCTTACCAAACATTGCCTTCGAACCATATCGCCGTATTCGCCGCCTCTGAGATACGTGTTGAGATCATCAGCGCTTATCATCGTCGTATAGCCGTCAGGAAAATCGTCGCTTAGCCTAAGGTAGCCGCTGAAGTCGACAAGCGGTATGAGGTGCTGTACGTATGCGCTTCCAATTGCAACCTTGGCGACCTGATCGAGATTTCTATATAAGTTCTCGCACTTAGAATGCAATTCTTTATTTACAATATTCATGGAAGTTGCAACGTTCTTCATCGTTGGTGCCCTAGCTCAGGTTATACAACCATCCACAGCAGACCGCATGGCAGCACCTTGACTTGAGTCGAGGGTAGGTATCCCGAGTTCATTTAACAAGCTGACGGATAGCAGGATCCACGAGACTGCACCAGAAAAATCGGACTCCACTTTTGTTCGGAAGCTGCCTTCTATAACCCGCATGAACCTCCATGTCATGCGTTCAAGCCGACCGGACTTCTGCTGCTCGCCCTGTCCAGTTGACCGCCATTAGCTGCCGAGTCCTTCCCGCAGCGATCTCACCTTCTCGCGTGCCTGATCATTGGTGAAACGAACTGAATCACGTCGGCCAGCGTCGGCTCGCTCCTGCAGGTGACTCAGGTAGGCCGCATCGGCATACGTTCGCTTAAGCGCCGCCACGCGATCGGGCCTTCGGCGCCGGGTGGCTTCGCCGATGGCAAAGCCACTGGCATCGACCTGGTAATGGGCAATGCCAAGTTGTCCTCGGAGAACGCGAACCGCCGCATCGAGGCCGGAGAACAAACGAGGGGCGCCGTCCTTGGTGGTCAACGTACGTTCCTGCATGCCTACCTTGAACAGCACTACATAGCCACCCTCCTGACCTACCAAGACAGTATCGCGAACGCTGCCGGCAGCGGCCAATTCACGGGCAGTAGCAAGTTTGACAGTGTTAGACATGATCGGCTCCCTGTTAACAATTATCTGGGGATCATACGCCGTCACGCCGCCCTCCCCACCTGATCGATCTCAGGCCCCCAATCCAGCCGGGCGAAAAGCAAAGGCCCCGCATGCGGGGCCTTTGATCGTCGGCGCTTAGGTGGAGGTTCTAGCCTCCGTCCCCAGCAATGGTGGGTGAATTGGCCTGGACGATGACGAGAGTCTAGCTCTGGTAGCATTCCACAGTAATCAGACGAATCCCAATTCTTATGTCAGAAAATCCCGCATCAGGACAAATGCACCTCGACTCAAGGAGAGCCTAACCGAACTACTTTTTGGGTATGAATGTCATCTTGAGGTTTTCGTAAGTTTCCCTATCTCGACTATCGCCCTTCTCAGCAGCCAGCTGTCCCCAGTGTAGAGCATCTGGGCCATTGTGGTGCAAAACGCAATCCAAGTAATAGTCGCGCATCCCTCTGATTGCCGAGAGTTCTCCACTCTCGGCCTTCGCACGATTGGACGCAACATCAAAAGTCCTGCAACTTCCGTCACCTGAAACGGGAGTTGCATCAACTTCACGATCGTTTTCCCCACAAGAAACCAAAAGCACCAGACATCCCAAAAACCAGACCCTAAGCATCATGGCCTCACACTCCTATACTCGCCGGGGTTACTCAAATCCATAGGGCCGTGAATATCACCTTTGTGCCCGTAGGGAATCGCCATCGGACCTCTAGGGGTATACCAAACGGATCGCGTTGGCGCATCGACCTCGGTTCCCCTAACTCTGGACAGCCCAGTCATCACATTGACCATGCCGGGCTCTTCAGGGTCAGCACCAGTGTTACACGCCTTCAGAATGACAGGCTCATAGTCTTTGCATCCCTGCTGCTTCAAGATGTCGTTAAACTTAGCCATTGAGCGAGCATTATTACCATAATATCTAACCTTGTTTGCTGTTCCAGCTCGAGTATCAGACACGTGTGTCCAAGCGCCATGAGCGTAGACAACGCAGTAGCCGACCATATCTACGTCGGCCAAGGCTCCTTTATAGACAATGGCATCCTCCTTGTTCTGCGGACCAACCAGCACCACTTTCCTCAGACCAAGTGGATCAATATAAGCTAAAGGGCCACCATCAACATACGCATATGTAGCGCTCCCTCCTTCCAACCCAATCAAATCACTTTGTGCATACCGCCCGGTGCCAGCATCGTAGTCCCGGAAATAGTTCTGGTTGAGCCCCGTGGCGCTGTCGTAGCGCTGTCCAGGGAACCGCAGGTTGAACACGAATGCGGTGCCGTCGTTGTCTGGGTTTTGGTTCGGCGGCGTAGTGCCGAAGGCCTCGCCCTTGATGTCCCAGGCCCAGATGGCAACGTCGCGCACCGAGTCGATTACCGCCCGTGGCGCTCCCAGATGGTCTGGCTGCACATAGTTCAGCGCGGTCCCTGCCAGCACGCCCACCGGCAGGTCATCGAGCCAGATCGCCTGCTGGAGGGCCTTGCCGTTGGTGTCGTAGTCGCCCATCCAGTGGCCGGCTTCGTCGTAGACGGTGTAGGTGTTGGTGGTGCCGAGGAACCGGCGCACCTGCTCGCCCCGGTCGTTGTAGCGATACTCCATCGCCAACGTGCCGCTGCGCGTGGCTTGGCTCAGGCGTCCCGTCGCATCGTAGGCGAAGGTGCGGGCCGTGCCATCGATGGCCGTGGTGTTGCCTGCGGCATCGTAGCTGCGCGCTGCGCCGGCCACGCTTGCCAGGCGGTGGCTGTCGGTTGGATAGGTGTAGGTCTGGCTGGCGCCGTTGACCTGGGCGCTGAGGCGATTGCCGGTGGCGTCGTAGCTGTAGCCGTCGATCACCGTGCCGGTCGCGCCGTCCTTGAAGGCGGTCAGCCGATTCAGGTTGTCATAGCCCAATTTCACCACGGGTGCGGTGTTGCCGGGCGCGGTCAGCGCATTGAGGTTGCCCGCCGGGTCGAAGCCGAACCCGATGTTGAGGCCATCCTTGCGGCCGTCCTGGATCGCCAGTGGGCGGTAGTTCTTGTCCAGCACGCGCTGCAACGGCCGGCCGTTGCCATAGGCCCAGCCAGCGCTGGGGCCGAACGGGTAGTAAGTCGCGCCGCTCAGCAGTTTTTGGCGCGCGCCGCCGGCGGGCGTGACGCCCACTTCCGTTGTCTGTCCCAGCGCATTGCGCACGTAATCCACCACCGCGCCGTCCGGATAGGTCACCCGGCTGAGGCGGTCGCCCTTGGTGTAGGCGTAGCGCAGCGCGAACGCCTTGCCATTGGTGGTCTGCACCTTGCGCACCACGCGCCCGAACCGGTCATAGCAATATTGGGTCGTGCCGCTGCCGTCCTGCAGCCTGCTCAAGCGGCCCAGCGCGAAGGTTTCCCCGGCCGCGCACACGTTCTGGCTGGCATCGTAGGTGTAGGTTGCGATCAGCGCCTTGTCGGCGTAAGTGGCCTTGGCCAATCGCCCCAGCGCATCGTAGAGGTAGCTGGTCTTGGTCCCACGCGCGTCGGTCTGCGTGACCATGTTGCCGGCACTGTTGTAGGTGTAGCTGGTCACGCCCGTGTCGGGGCTGGTCAGCTTCAGCAGGTCGCCCAGGCCGTTGTATTGGTAGACCGTGGCCAGGCCCTTGGGATCGGTGACTTTCGCGATGCGGTCCAGCGCGTCGTAATCGAACTGGGTCTTGGCCGCGATGCCACCCACGTCCTGCGTGGTCTGCTTGACCCGGTTGAGCGGATCGTAGTCGGCCTGGGTCTTGTGCTTGAGCGCGTCGGTGACCAGTTGCACGTTGCCGTTGTCGTCGTAGCTGAAGTCGGTCGGATCGGCTTCGGCCGTGGCCTGCGTCGCCAACTGGCCAATTCGGTTGTAGATCCGCGACAGCGTGTGCGTGAGGGTGCCCGACGCGTCCTTGGTGTCTTCCTTGGCCCGGTTGCCCGACGGATCCAGCGTGTAATGGATGGTGTTGCCGGCGCCATCGGTCACGTCGGTCAAGCGATGCGCGGCGTCGTAACCATAGGTGACGAACGTGCCGTCGGGATCGGTCACCTTTTTGACATTCCCTACCTCATCGTAGGCCACGACCGTCGTCTGATCCTGGTCGGACGGTGTGCCATCCGCGTTCGCGCGCAGCGTGCTTGAGTCCGTCCAGCCGCGTGGCGTGTAGGTGAGGTCCCGGATCAGGCCATTGGCGTCCTGGGTGCGCGTCGGGCGCCCGTTACGGTCGTAGGCCACATAGGTGGTGGCCCGGCCCAGCGCGTCGATGACCTGATACAGATCCCCCGCGCGGTGGCAGGCGCCACCGACAGTGGCGCAGCCGGATTCATCGGCGGTCAGGTAGTAGCGGTAGGTCGTGGTGTCCGCCACATCGGTGCGCGGGCCGTCCTGGCTCAGCACCAAACCGATCTGTGGGCACTGTGTGCCGTCCACGCTATCGCAGTAGCTGGTCAGCCACTGACGCACACCAGTCGGGGCGTTGAGCGTGCTACCGCAGGTGTAGCTGGCAGCAGCGGACACGCTCGGATCGAGGTCACAACGTGCCGTCTGCTGACCGCGGGCGTTGTAGGCCCACATCGTCTTGGCGGTCGTGGCGCCGGCCGCATCCAGCACCGTGCGGGTCAGTGGCACGCGCAGGCTGGTGTTCCAGGTGATGTTCGTCGTGCGCTGCTGCGCAGTCCCCGACGCATCGATCTGCTGGGTCAACAGGCCACCGGCGGCATAGGTCGTCTTGGTGACCGTGCCCTTGAAGTCGGTCCTCGACGCCGGATACCCGTTGTCGTCGTAGGTCAGCGCCTTCCAGGGCTGATTGCATTGTTCACCGCACGGCACGCTGGCACCGGTCGGCTTGAGCGAGCCGTAGCCGGTGTCCGTGTAGGTCAGAAAGGTCCTGAATCCCAGCGGAGAGGTCACCGCGGCCGGGGTGGCCCAGTTGGAGGTGGAGGCCGAATACTCGACCGAGATGGCATCGACGTTGCCGGCGAAGCTCGACGCAATCGCATCGCCACTGCTGGCATAGCGCGTGGTTTCAAAGCGCACGCCCTTCTCGTCGATGACGCCAGTCAGCGCCGTCGGCTGACTCTTGTTGGAGGTGAGCGAGGCCTCGTTGTAGACGTATTGGCGCGTCTTGCCGTCCGGATACTGCACGGAGGTCAGGTTGCCGATGCTGTCGTAGCCGTAGGTCAGCGTGCCGCCGTCAGGCAAGGTGACGGTGCTCAGGCGGTTGTTGCTGTCGTAGGCGAAGCTCAGCGAGCGGCCGCCCACATCGGTGACCCGCTGCAGCAGGTTCGGCGGGGGCTTGGTGCCGGCGACCGGCGGCAGGTCGCTGTATTGCAAGGTCAACACCGTCTGGCCCATGCGATCGAACACCGAGCGCAGCAGGCCGGCGGTGTCGTAGAGCTCGGTCTGCTGGGTCGCCGCCACCGCCAGGGAGTAGCCTAGCAACACGCCGGCGCTGTCGCGGCGCTCGGTCAAGGCATCGGCGATGTCCGGGTCCGGCACCCACGCGCCGTTGCTGGGACGAAACCGTTCAACCACACCGTCAGGCCGCTGGACATCGATAAAGCTGCCACCATTGGCGACGCCCGACAGCATCAGATCCAGTCGGCGCTCGAAGGAGTGGCGCCACTGCTTGCCCAGCGTCACCGCGGTCACGAAGGTCTTGCTGTTGTAGAACCGGCGCAGGGTCAGCCAGGTCGGCGAATCGTAGTCGGTGTCCTGGCGGAACATGTTGCCCGTGGACGTGTTGATCGGGTCGCCTTCGAAGGCAGTTCCCCGATGCACCCCGCCTTGCTTCAGCGCGGCGTTGCCGCTGCTGCCATGGGGGCCGGTGTTGTCGCCAGCCTGGCCCAGCCCTCCGGTGCACCCGGTGTTGCAACTACCCGTGTTCTTGACCGGCTGGCCTTCGCCCACGATCTTGTCGTTGGCGTAGACATAGCCCCACCACTGCCCGTTTTGATACACGGTCGCAGCCGCAAAGCCATCGCTGTAGGTCACAGTAAAGACGGGCGTTTTTTCGCAGCCATTGGATTGACACACCCGCATGGCGCCATCGATGACGAACTGCACCGCCTCGTTCACGGTCGCAAACGATTGCGAACCATTGCTGGAATCCCCGACATACGGCGGCCCATATTGTCGCTTCGGGGTGACCGCCACACTGGGGAAGGCCGCCAGCGCGCCGGTAAGCAGCAACAGGCACGCACCGCCGAAACGGCGGGCGGCACGCACGTGGGGGTTCGGCATAGCTTCGTCCTTGAGCATAGATTGAGTTGTGGGGCCCGCAGCCGCAACGAGCAGCTTCTTGGCGGCGCCATCTTACCGGTCCTTGTTGCAAATTCTGAGACAGACGTTGGATTTCTTAGCCTGCGAGATTCCCACCTGACGACCAAGCGGCAAACGGTCGTCCTTCGACCTACTCGGCGCTCCTTGGCCCGTCGCTGGGTAGCTCAGGACAAGTCCGAGGCTCCCAACTTACTCGGACAACCCACATCCATCTCCGTTGCCGCTCAGCCCGGATACTTGGGGAACTTCTCGTCCGGGTGGCTTGCCTTCCACTGCTTGTAGGCCGCGGTGCCTTCCCACGCCTTGAACGCCAAGGGAGTGCGTCCGCGGCCCGACCAGGTCTCCTGGGTATGGGGCAGCCAATACTTAGGCGCAACTTCCTTTTTTGCCTGGGCGGGAGCAGCGTTGCGGGGACGGCCCGGGTTGCTGGCTCCAATGGCAACAGCTAACTCGGCCCTCTGTTTCGGGGTGAAGTGCTTATTGTACTGTGACAGCAAGCCGATGATTTCTGTTAAAGCCGATGCGGCCTGTTCTTGGCGGAGAGCAACTTCCTGCTCTTCAAGCTTCCGGATTTCATCTTGGATCTTAGATTTTGCGCTAGAGATGGCTGTAAGAGATAACTTATTCAT